GGATAGGTTTGTAAATGACTTTGGTAGTCTAGATCTTAGTTTGGTTACGCTTAACAATCTCGTTCCATCAGCTTCTATACTTCCTGGGTTAATTGCTCCGGATGCTGGTGCTAGAGGAACCCAAGGCGTAGGAACAGGATCGATTATCAGCGCAATTGAGGGTGCGGGGCCCGAAAACCTAGGTGTTGCACCTGGTTCTGTTTTGACTATACTTCAGAGAACGCGTGATACAAGCTCTAATGAGGTTGTCTTTTTCGATACATCAAATCTATTTTACGGAACGCAAATACAGGGAAAGACATTTGTTCTAAATGATCCTGGTGTTACCGGATCAAGTGGCAGGGTTTCTATGACATTTCGTGATGATGGGCGTGGAAACTTATATCGTGCTGATTGTACTGGATCACATGCAACATGGTCTAGCGTTGGAAATATAATATATGAAGAAGGACTGGCAAACGTTCTTACACCTACCATACCATATTTTGGAAAAGAATCTTTTAACGTACAAATGCGAGGAAAGCAAAACATCCATGTATTAGAGGTAATGGTGCCTTGCAGTACGGAGAATGTCAATTCAAGCTCAAACCCCGCATATAAGAGATTAAAGCCAAGTGATTACTCGTCTGACAATAATAGTTCATTTGTTTATATCACAGGATTAAACTTACACGACAATAACCTTAATATTATTGCAAAGGCAACGTTGGCGCAACCAATCGTTAAGGCAGATTCGGATGAGTTTATGTTTAGGGTAAAATTAGACTTTTAATGTATTTCTTAGGTCTCGATATTTCAACATCATGCACAGGTTGGTGCATACTAGACTCAAACTCAAACTTTATTGATGCAGGCTTTATAGATCTAAAGAAGCAAAAAGATCTATATAAAAAATCTTCGGCCATACTGTCTTTTTTGAAGATGACAAAAGAAAGATATTCAATAACCTCAGTTTTTATAGAAGAAAATCTACAGGCGTTTAGACCTGGTCTCTCATCGGCAAAGACCCTTATGACGCTATCAAGATTTAATGGAATGGTATCCCTTATGTGTTATAACACATTCGATATGGTACCGGCAATGATAAATGTAAATGTTGCTAGGAAAGCATTAGGCATCAAGATAGTGAGAAAGAAGGATGGGGGCTCTCCTACAAAAGAACAGGTGGTAACATGGGCCAGGGATAAACTAGCACACACAAGCTTTGTGTGGCCTGTTAAGGTGTTAAAAGGAGGCCCCAATAGGGGGAAAACTATTTTAGACCCCGGATGTCATGATTTGGCCGATGCCTACGTAATAGCGTCAGCGGGTTTAAAAATCAGTTTTGAACAAGGATAGCAGGTGTCTTATACTTGTACTAAATGTATAGTACCGCCGAAAAAATACAGTTCCTAGTTCGCGCATTTGGAACCTCAATCATGGGTAGTGATAAACAGAATATCGCTGTCACTTGTCCTGCATGTTCTGGAAATAACTCAAATAAGAAAAAGCTGGCAATCCGTATCGACAATGATTGCTATCAGTGTTGGGTTTGTGGTATAAAGGGAAGGAATTTAGTTTCCATTCTTAGAAAATATGCACCAGCACATCTCAACGAGTATAAAGAGAAGTTTTTAGATAAGAAATATAAGAGAAAGCTCCAGGAATCTCAAGAAGAAATAGTTGAGGTTTTAACATTACCCAGGGGGTTCACGCTACTAGCCACATCTTCAGAAGCAATTGATCCGGATATCAAAGACGTTATAAGGTATGCGATATCTAGGGGGATAAGTAAGGCTGACATGTGGAAGTTTGGACTAGGGACATGTACTACTGGAAGGTTTCGTAGAAGACTTATTGTTCCTTCATTTGATATGGATGGTGAACTAAATTACTTTGTTGCAAGAAAGATTGATGAGACACCGGCAATGAAGTACTTGAATGCAAAGGTCTCAAAAAAAGACGTTGTTTTTAATGAGCTTCGAATATGTTGGGATGATGAGTTGACTGTAGTTGAAGGGCCCTTAGATTTAGTAAAGTGTGATGATAATGCGACTTGTCTTTTAGGGTCTGAGATACGCGAGGGCTATGCGCTATTTAATCAGATAGTAAAAAACCAAACGCCCGTAATTTTGGCACTTGATCCGGATGCCATTGAAAAAACGCATAAATTTGCAAAAAACCTAACGTCGTATGGAATACCTGTGAAGATATTAAACACAGGTAATTTTGATGATGTTGGAGATATGTCCAGGGGTGATTTTCTAAAGGCTAAAGCAGCCGCAAGACCCTGGACCGAGGAGAGCCGCTTATTTTATATGATAGATAAGATTAAGAGCGGTTCAATTATTTGATAAGAGTAAATTTATGTCGCTGAGATGTATACATTTATCTGACGTACACTTCAGAGGTTTAAGTCGTCATGAAGAATACCGTGAGTCATTTGAGAAGTTCTTTAGTATAGCTAAGGACCTCAAGCCCAATATGATATTTTTGGGAGGTGACATCGTTCACTCAAAGACCCAAGGCATTTCCCCTGAGTTAATTGATATATTAAGTTGGTGGTTTACGGAGTTAGCTAGCGTGGCTTCTACGCATATAATACTGGGTAATCATGATGGGCTAGTATTAAATAAGCATAGGCAGGATGCCATTACCCCCATTGTGAAGGCCTTAAATAACCCGAACCTATATCTTTATAAGGACTCAGGAAACTATCCTCTCGAAGGTGATCTAGAGGGCTATAGCTTGGCTGTATTTTCTTGTTTTGATACTGAAAGATGGGAAAGCGTAAAACCGATTGAGGGACTTATAAATATAGGCACGTTCCACGGTAGCGTCGTAGGTTCAAAAACTGACATTGACTGGCAGGTAGAGGCAGACGTTGATCTTGCGTTCTTTAAGGGCTATGACTTTGTGTTCTTGGGTGACATACACAAGATGCAGTACCTAGATTCTGAGAAGCGTGTTGCATATCCAGGCTCGACAATTCAGCAGAACTATGGTGAAGATCCTGGCAAAGGTTTTTTGTTTTGGGAAATAGACAGCAAGGATAAATTCACTAGCACGTTTTATGAAATACCTCACTCAAAGCCATTTGTTACTATTGATTATCCCGGAGACATACAGGGTATGTTAGATAGGTCCGAGGTTGCACCCGATGGTTCGAGATTTAGGGTTAGATTAAAGACACCTCTTCCTCAAGCAGAAATAAAACAGATCTATGCCGCATTAAAGGAGTTTAAGTCAGCATCTGAGGTTGTCCTAAAGCAGGATTTTGATCTAGATGTAGGCGTAATACAAACGGCTGAGGGAAAGTTTTTTACTGATGACCTTCGTGATAGTAAAACGCATAAGAGGCTATTGCGTGAGTACTATAGCTCAATGGATTTGGATGAAGATGATTGGTCAAGGCTGGATTTACTGGTTGACAAGTATTTGTCAATGGCATCAAAGGATGATAATGTTCCCAGGAATACAAAGTGGATGCTTAAAAAGATGGAGTTTGACAATACATTCTCATATGGGAAGGGAAATGTTGTTAATTTTGATAATCTAAATGGAATCACTGGAATATTTGGAAAGAATAGGACTGGAAAGTCTTCAATTCCTGGTACACTAATGTACGGTATGTTTAACACAACTGACCGTGGCCCAATTAAGAACCTGCATATAATAAACTCTAGAAAAGGGCACTGCCTGACGAAGATTGATTTTTCTGTAAATGGTCGACTTTATAGAGCCTCCAGGCAGTCAGTAAAACATCAGACTAGAAAGGGATTACTGCATGCTACTACCCATCTAAATCTTCATATGTTAAATTCACAAGATGAAGTCGTGAAGGACATGAATGAAGAACAAAGGAGGGAGACCGAAAAGATACTTCGATCAATGGTAGGTACGTCTGATGACTTTTTACTTACGTCTTTAGCAAGCCAGGGTGAAATGAATACGTTTTTAAAGCATAGGGCAACGAAGCGTAAGGAGATATTGGCAAACTTTTTAGATCTAGGCGTGTTCGAGCTAATGCTTAGTCATATAAGGGAAGATTCATCTGATATAAAGGGAGCATTAAAAAACGTTCCTGATCGCGAGTGGGATACACTCATTGATGAAAAAGTCAGAAAGCTAACTCTAAAAACCTCAGAAAGGAATGAGATTTCTGATGAGCTACAGCGTTCAGATTCAAGATTACAGCATCTTCGCATAGTGATGGCAACACATAAAGATAAGGATCTTGTAACACTTGGTGATGTTACTGCAGAAGAGAAAATATTTAATCAGTCAAAACAATTATGTGAAGATTTACTCCGCGAGATTGAAGATTTAGACACCCAGGCTGAAGAGTGTGATCTCAAAATGTCGAAGATAGAGAGTCTTAGGTCACAGTTTCCAATAGATGAGTTAAAGAAACAACGCGAACTGCAACAAGACTTAGAAAGATCACTAAGGGATCTTGAGCATCAACGTGAATTAGAAAAACAGCTTTTGTCAAGCAAGAAAAGGCTAGTAAAAAAATTAGAGCCATGCTCATGTACAGTCCATCTCCCAGGGTGTAGGTATGTAATTGAGGCTGATAAACATAAATTACTCGTTGAAGAACAAGCAACAAAATTAAAAGACGCACAAGACAAGATTAGGATAGCAAAAAGGGCTTTAAAGAAGATAAAAGATAAGCAATTGGATGAAAAGATTAAGAAGTATGATGATATTCTTGTTCAGGAAAGAGACCTATTGAAAAAGAGTTCAGAGGTATCATTATTACTATCACAGAAGAGACAGGTCATAGAGCAAGAAAAAGATGCTATGAGAAATAGTAGGGAAAAGCTAGATGATCTTAGGTCACGAGTAACAAATGACGAGTCCTCTATTGAGATTTCAGGTATTAAGAATGAGATTAGGATACTTGAGTCTGAGAGCAGATCTCTTGATGCAGAAAAGTTGTCATTGTCTGAGCTCTTAGGGCGTCTAACTAGCGATATAAAGAAACTTGGTGAAGAAAAAACAAAGTACATCCAACTTTTAGATGAATGGAAGACCTACGACTTATTAATGGGTGCATTTTCTAAAAAAGGAATTCCTCTTCAAATAATGATGTCACAGCTACCGGCCATAAATGAGGAGATCGCAAAGATACTACAAGGTGTAACCGGCTTTACTGTAGAGTTAGAGGCCGATACTGCATCAAACGCAATGGATATATATATCAATTACGGCGATTCTCGTCGAGTAATCGAGTGCGCATCAGGTATGGAGAAAATGATGGCATCTCTTGCGATTCGTGTTGCGTTCATTAACATATCGTCCCTTCCACGCACTGATATTTTGATTATAGACGAGGGCTTTGGAGCATTAGACGACACTAATATTGAATCCTGCAGTCGTTTACTGGAATCACTAAAGAAATGGTTTAAAAATATATTGGTTATATCACATGTTGACGCAATAAAAGACGCAGTTGACAATGTTTTAGATATAACTAGCGACGGAAAGGATTCGCATGTCTTACATGGATAATATAAGGTGGAAAAAGCTTGATGGATATCGAGAAATAGCATCAGTATCATCGATCACGGTTATAAGGCCAATAGGAGATAACGATAAACTTGATTTATCATGCCACGTATGTCATACAATGCTCAGAGGTATAGAGGATTCAGAGGAATTATTACGGTTAGGCGCATGTAGACAGTGTACGGATCGTTGGGCATACATAAACTATGATAAGTGGATTGCCGGCTGGAGACCATCTATAGAACAAGTAGGCGAAGAGCTAAAAGAAAGGAAAAACACTCCTGTTTTTCAGATAACGCTCAAGCAAAATACTTAAACATAGTCAGGAGATTAATATGTTGACGTTTAATGAGATAAATTTACTTGGACAAATATTGTCCGACACGTCCGCTAGCGGCCAGGGTAATATTGCAAGAATAAATAGCCATCTTCAGGATAACAATCTGGTTTTAACGTACAGTACGATTGTAAATTTTGCAGGTGAACAAGCTTTAAGGCTTCAAACAGATAGGCTAGCGCATGAATCTAACTCGGTTCTTAAGAACAGGATAACTGAAATAAAGAGACAGTTTAATAAGGTTTCTGAAGAAGGTCTTAAGCTAAAAGAGCAAGATAACAATGATAGTATAGAACTAATCCAGGCTACCTCAAATTCACCCCTAAAGGTTGCTTACTATAGAAGGTTTGTTACCTTAAAAATTGAGAACTGATAAATTGTGGCTGCAAATAAGAAAAGACAAGTAAACGAAATAATCAAGTGCGGAAAGTCACCAAAGTACTTTTTTAACAAATATGTAAAAATACAGCACCCCACAAAAGGTCTACTTCCATTTAATACGTACCCTTTTCAAGATGACTGTGTAGAACAGTTTAATGATCATCGTTTTAATGTTATTCTAAAATCTAGGCAGCTAGGCATATCTACTCTAACGGCTGCATATGCCGTGTGGTTGGCAATTTTCTATAAGGATAAAAATATTCTGGTTATTGCTACGAAACTATCTGTAGCAATGAACTTTATTAAGAAAGTGAAAGTTGCAATTAGGCATGTTCCTAATTGGCTTGTTTTGCCCCAGATAACAACAAACAATAAGCAATCCGTTGAGTTTAGCAATGGTTCAACAATAAAGGCAATTCCAACGTCGGATGACGCTGGCCGCTCTGAGGCTCTCTCATTATTGATTGTTGACGAGGCTGCTTTTGTTAGGAATTTTGACGAACTATGGATGGGCCTTTACCCTACGTTGTCTACTGGTGGCCGTGCTATAGTACTATCAACCCCCAATGGTGTAGGGGGGCAATATTATGATCTTTATATGAGGGCTTTTGAGGGCTCTAATGAATTTAATGCCATAAAACTTCCTTGGGACGTACATCCTGATCATGATAATGAATGGTTTGAAAATGAGTCGAAGAACTTAACACCAAAACAGGTAGCACAAGAGCTATTATGCGATTTTGCTGCTTCAGGCGATACATTTTTAGGCGTAGAAGACTTAGACTTTATCCGCCATTCGCTTTGTACACCTCTAGAGCGGTGGGGCCCTGAAATGGGGGTCTGGGTATGGAAATATGCTCTTTCAGAGCACAGTTATGTAATCTCTGCCGACGTTGCGAGAGGCGATGCCACAGACTATTCAGCGTTCCATGTAATTGATATTGATAATTCGGAAATTGTAGCAGAATATAAGGGAAAAGTGCCGCCAGATCAGTTTGCTGTACTGCTAAATGAAGCAGGCATGAGATATAATAAAGCACTTTTGTGTCCAGAGAACAATACGTACGGTTATGCCGTTATTATGAAGCTTTTTGAGCTAAAATACCCAAATTTATACTATAAGAACCAAAAAGATAAGTACGCCGCGATGTATGGCACTGATTCCTCGATTCATAAGGTCGGCTTTACGACCTCTGGGCAGTCTAGAGCTCAAATACTCACAAAACTTGAGGAAGTGATAAGAAATAAGCAAATAAAAGTATATTCATCTCGGATGTATGAAGAGTTGAAGACGTTTGTCTGGAAAGGGCAGAAGGCACAGGCCATGAAGGGCAAAAATGATGATCTTGTCATGGCCCTTGCAATAGGCGTGTGGCTTTATGATGCATCTAGCTCATATAGCAAGTCTTCAGTTGATCTCAACAAGGCGATGCTGGCCGGATTCGCTGTTAACAAAGGCATCGATGACCAGGGAAATAAAAACGGTTGGCATGATGCGCATATCAACCCGTTTGTACCACGTGTATTTGGTTCGCAGCCTGATTTGTCATCTTCTTTTGGAAAGATTTATGGTGATATGTCGTGGGTGCTTTAATTGTTTATGTTATTGAAAGCATAAATAGAATAAGTCAGTAGGATTTTAAAATGGCTAGAAAAAACAGAAACTTATTTTCAAAACTAACGCAGCTCTTTAGGTCTGGCCCTCTTGTTAAGCGTCGTGTACGTGATTTTTCTGGAAAAAACGTAGACTCATCTGCGCTTGAGTCTTTTCGTCGAGCGTATAGTGATGTCTATAACTCAACAATAAGCGCATATGGCCAGTTTGACAGAATGTCTAGGTATAGCGACTTTAGTGAGATGGAGTCAACCCCTGAAATAGCATCAGCATTGGATATCTATTCTGAGGAAACAGTATCAGCGGATGAGAAAGGTGAAGTTCTTCACATATACTCAGAAAACAGAAAGATTCAAGAGTTACTTGAAACCCTTTTTTATGATACATTAAATGTAGACTTTAATTTAGTAATGTGGGTTCGTAATTTATGTAAGTACGGTGACTTTTTTCTATTTAATGATGTATCACCTGAGTATGGTGTTATAAATGCATTTCCAATCCCTATATCTGAGATAGAGAGAGAGGATGGGTTCGATAGAGAAGATCCTATGGCTGTTCGATATCGCTGGATAACCCAAGGAAATCAAGTTCTAGAAAACTGGCAAGTTTCCCACTTTAGATTATTAGGGAATGATGCATTTTTACCTTATGGTTCGTCTGTTCTTGAGTCCGCGAGAAGAATTTGGCGACAGTTAATACTAATCGAAGATGCAATGCTTGTTTACCGGGTTATCCGTGCACCTGAAAGAAGGGTGTTTTATATAGACGTAGGAAACGTCCCACCTGAAAATGTTGCAGACTATCTTGAGCAAGCACAAACAAGTTTAAAGAGAAATCAGCTAGTTGATAAGAGTAGTGGGAAGGTTGACCTCAGGTATAACCCACTAAGTGTTGATGAGGACTATTATATTCCTGTACGTGGAGGAGACAGTGGTACAAGGATTGACACACTGGCAGGTGGGCAGAATACTGCTGCAATAGAAGATGTTGAGTATATACAGAAAAAGCTCTTTGCCGCGTTGAAAATCCCTCGTGCATATCTAGGTTATGATGAAGACGTCGGCGCAAAGGCTACGCTAGCGCAGGAAGATATTAGGTTTAGTAGAACGATTCAAAGAATACAGAAAACCGTATTATCTGAGCTAAATAAGCTGGCAATGATTCACCTTTTTTCGCATGGGTATGAAGGTGAGGATTTACTTGATTTTGAGCTTAAACTATCCAACCCATCATCAATTGCGCAACAACAGAAGCTTGATCTTATCAGGACTAGATTTGAAATTGCTGGTTCTGCGCCAGAAGGCCTTATGGATAAAGAGTGGGTCAGAAAAAATGTAATGGGCCTCCGGGATGATGATATTGTTAAGATCGAAGAGGGAAGAGTAGCTGACAAGCTTCGTGATCTAGAGGTTGAAAATGCGACATTACCTGAGGAGGGTGGTGGTGAAGGTGGTGGTGATGAAGGTGGAGGGGATGATGCTGCTGCTGACGATACAGGCGGCGATGACGAGGGCATGGGAGATTTAGACGATCTTTTCGCCGGTGACGCTACTGATGGTCCTTTACTTGTCGCCGTAGATAAAAAAGGGGGCCGACCATTCAAGGAAGATGATAACAAAGACGATGACGACGACGATGATGAGGACTTTTCTTTAAAACTTTCTCTTCAAGATATGGATTCACCCACAAAGGCACAAAAGCAAATTCGGAATATGTTTAATGAGCCAATGAAAAAAAGTAGAAAGACCCACTCCGGACCTTCTAGTACACATATGCCTGACCTTGCAAAGATGACATCAGTCGGGAAATCGGCTAGGGATCAAGATAGCATGAACAAGCCTTTTGACGAAGACTTTATTAAAAATCCATTTAGCGAGAACTTCTTACCCCGTAATACCCAGATGGACACCTATTTAGATAAAAAGATGTCCCAGAGACAAAAAATGACAAACGATATAAGGTCTGCTTTGTCAAGTCTAAAGAGGTCTTCGGATTGGCCTACAACGGGATTGATATCAGAGAGTGACACAACTGATGATGAAGATCAGTTGGTAGAGATAGTTTTAGACAGCGACGGGAATGTGATAACAGATGGCGAAGACACATAATAAAAAACGTAATGTTGCAATTATATTTGAGCAATTGTTAAAAAAAGCGGCTGAGGCAACTGTAGAGAAAAAGAAGCCAACAGCCGATGCTGCATTAAGGATAATAGACAAGCACTTTATAACAGGTTCAGAACTCTACAAGGAGTTTAGGCTATTCAATGCCCTTATAAAGACGACTGTGCCATCCGAGGCGATCGCAATAAGGATTTTAGAAGAATCCAAGAAGGCAGCCAAGACACATGACCCAGTTAAGCTTCGAAGCGAAAAGTCGGAACTGATTAAAGAAATTAATCATACATTTAAAGATCGATCTTTCTATAACCAAAACATAAAAAACTATAGGGACTATGCAACCGTACAGACGCTATTGAATGACTGGCGTTCAGGTGAGCCAAACATAAAGCGTATTGCAAATTATGAGACCCATACTGTAGGAATGTTATTAAGAGAGAATGATGAAACAACGATAAAAGATGAGCAGAATGAAGAAATAAGTCAATTGACTGTCAATATAATGATCGAGAAATTTAATAAGAAATATGGGATGGTCCTAAATGATGAACAAAGGGGCATTATAAAGGAATACGTATTTTCTGCAGCTACTGGAAATGATAAGAAGATACTTTCTGAGCTTAAGAAAATGAAAAGCCAGACGATCCGGGAGCTGAAGTCATTTAGAAGAAACTGTGATAATAATATATTGTTGGAAAAAATTGATGCCGTAGAGTCTAGGTTAAATGAAACAAAGGCTGAGAAGGTCGATGATGATACGGTCTCAAGGTTCTTACTCATGTCAAAACTTAAGCAAGAAATTTTGGAGAAAACAAGATGAGTAAAAAGTTACTTACCGACTGGACACTTTTTGAATATACACCAGATATGGTAAATGAGTCCCGTGAAAGAAACAATGGAAAGGTAATGATGAAAGGTGTTTTGCAAAAGGCCGATACCCTTAATCAAAATGGTCGTGTCTATCCACTTCCTGTTTTAGAGCGTGAAGTTAGAAACTACCAAAAGTTTATTGCTGAAAATAGAGCTTTAGGCGAATGTGATCATCCAGACTCATCAGTTGTTGAGCTTAAGAATGCTTCGCACATAATTCGTGAAGCTTGGATGGACGGCGACGTTTGTTATGGTAAGGTTGAATTACTTGATACTCCTGCCGGCAAAATCCTACAGAGCTTAGTTGAGTCAGGCGTTACGTTGGGTATTTCATCACGTGGCGTTGGATCGACAAAGAGGGAAGGCGATAATCAGATTGTGCAGGATGATTTTCAGCTAATCTGTTGGGACTTTGTTTCTGAGCCTTCAACTCCTGGCGCCTTCGTGATGAGAGAAGGCCGCGAAATAAATGAAAGTGAAATCAATCGACACTTTACAAGTAGTGATAGGATTGATAGGATTTTCAACGATATCATTGATTGGGAGGATTAAAGGTGGCGAACTACTATTCAGGTGATAGAACAAATGATGCACCCCAGGCATCATGGCCCAAGCCTGGGATTAATGCCGTAGGTGAATATCAGATGTCGGGGCAGCCTTTCTTGTTGACATTTGGGTTAGGCGCAGCAGGGAATGATGGAGACGGAGGCACTGAGGAAATCTTTGGCGACGTTGGTGGTGCCAAAAAGATTGTTGACGATTCAGCGTCAGCTATTCATTTTCCAGCTATTACGAAGAAGATTACATTCACAAACAAAAGCAATGCAGTAGCGTATGTGTATTTTTGTTCGACTATGGTGCCTTCCAGTGTAGGTGGCGGCGCAGCCGGGGCTGATCTGAATGAAGACAACGATCCAGTCGATGTTGTCTCTAGGGGCAATCGGGTAACCACCGCTGAATTGAATGCGTACCATAACGTTACTCGGGATAACCGCCCTCAGTCGGCTGTAAAAGAAAACGGTACATACATTGAGGTCGCTGATGATGCATCTATTGAGCTAGAGGTCAAGTGTAGAAAGATATTCATTGCCGGCGACGGTGGCCACACCACCAGCACAATTGTTGCAGAGCTAACATCTATTGAAGAACAGTACGACTGTGACTATAGGGGATTACCAGGATTATCGGGTGGTGTTCGTGGTTCGAAATTCTTAAGCGGACAGGGGGCGTAGGTGGCAAAGCTAAATAGAAATGCATTAAAATCACTCATAAAAGAGTGCCTAGTCGAAATACTATCTGAAGGTCTGGGTGAGACTGCTGAGGTTCAACTAACTGAAGCTAGGCAACCACCACGTAGAAAGAAGAGAATTCCTAGGCCACAACAAGACCACCAGGAACCACGTCCAAGACGACCTGCACTAGATTCAATATCCTATAAGCAACGTGTCGAAGACAAGGTTTCTGGCCTAACCAGCGACCCTATAATGGCATCTATATTCAAAGATACTGCATCGACAACACTCCAAGAGCAGGCATCCGTAAATTCAAACCGATCAAGTCATGTAGAGCAGGTAATGGCAAACGGTGATGCTGCTGCACAGGCAATTTCCGGTGCAGACCCAAGTGATCTATTCGGTGATGCAGCATCTAACTGGGCAACCTTAGCTTTTTCATAAATCGCTACTCAAAGTTTGAGATCAATACTCACCGACGACATATGTATTATTGATCCGCAAAAACACGCAGGAGTATGTTATGCCAAGAGTTAGAAAGCTAACACCATCTAGATTACGTCAGATGGTTTTACGAGAACGACGAAGATTATTTGAAAGTGATCCAATTGTACAGGGTGTTGAAGATCCAGAAAAGGTCTCAGCCGATGAAGTTGATGCTGATGGTCTTGCTGATACTTTAGAGAAAGACATTGATCACTTGAAAGCCCTAAAGATTCACGAGAAGAAGATTGTTAGAAAACTACGTCGAATCCAAGAGGCAAAGAAGAGATTGAAAAGAAGGCTTTTAAAGAAGCTTTAATTTAGGAGAAGAAGATGCCAACAGTGCAAGGTGGAGTTACAACAAACCCTAAAGCAACCTCTGGAGGAAGAGGGAAATCAAATACTGAGTTATTAAGAGCAGTATTCCCACAAAACCCAGTTGGTTTAGGGACGTTAGAAGATAATGGTGAGGTAGATAGTCCTCTTAGACAACACTTTCAAGAGCTATGCATGGATGGCGTGGTTCCAGAAAATGCAGGTGAAGGACCGGCACAGGGGTGGATGGCTCCTAATGAGTTTAATAGAGACTTTGTTGATGCACCTGATTATAATGATGTTCCAACAGGCGGCGGCGGTCTTCCTGCAAGTCCATGGGTTCCTAACCCTGTTTCTCCAGGAGAAGGTAGCATGAATGCTAGCGATCTTCCGGAGCCCCCTGATGGATTTGGACAGGTTGCAAAAGAACAGTGGCCAGTAGCTACAAATACCAACGCAGTCAGTAGGTCACCGAAAGCCCGGGCAGAGGCAATATCAAGCTTTAAGTTAGGAACCTACCTTAAAGATCGGTCAAGTACTCTATCACAGGGCCACTAAGCTAGTTATCGGATAGGTAATGTATGAATTTTAGTGCAGGTAGCCTAAATTCAAAGACCCCTAACTATCGACCAAAATATGATGATCGGAAGGGGCTCGGGTACGGTGTGCTCGAGCCTCAATTCCAAAAAAATAGACAATCACAGTCAAGTTTTCCATATAAAGATCCAGATACCCATACAGGTGCTGAGGGTGATAATCTAGATGAAGAAGAGCTAGATGCATTTGTGTCAAAGGTAAATGGGCAATATTATGGATCTGATATGCTCGCCAAAAAAGACCCATTTTTTCGTTTTGCTGGAAATTCTCCAGCTCGTTCACTTGCCGCTGAGGTAATGAATGTAAACCCGAAATCAATGTCACCTCTCCCAAGATCATATAGCGGAGCAAAAGGAGCAGATGGTGCCACAGGAGGGACTGCACCTTTGGCTTTTGGTGGTCCAACCCTAGGGTTTCGTTCTGCAATCCGACCAACAGGTACTAAGAGAGGGTTTTCAGCTGCACCAGCCCCCGTTTCAGGAATCCAGGCAATAATTGATGAACCTATGTTTGACATAAGGGATACTGAAGATAAAGAAACAAAACCAATACGTGACCTAAGAAAATTAGTGAGACATGTACTTAAGGGCCAACTATATGAGAATCCGTAGAAAGCCAGTAAACGTACAGGTAGAGTTTGGCGGAAAAATACGGACAATTGAACAACTAATCCGTGCTTTTAAGAAAGCCGTAAAGGAAGACGGGATACTGAAAGAATGCAAAGATAGGGTCAAAAACTATAAGACAAAAGGTCAAAAGAGAAGACAAAAGATATCTCGAGGAAAGCGTAGACAAGCTAGAAATAGTAAAAGAAAGAAAGTTTGAGTTGTTATTTAGCTCACAGCATAATATTTAGTAAGGAGCTCAAAAGAGAGAAAATATGGCAACAAACTTATACCAAGAAGCTATAGCAGAAGCAAAACAGCTAAAACAAATGGCGGAGCAGAGCGCTAAGAATAAAATAATTGAGGCTATTACACCTCAGATTAGAAACTTAGTCGAGCGCCGTTTACTTGGCGAGCTGGATGACATTGAGACAGACTCTGAGGAATTAGAGGTAGGATCAGTTGGAATCGATGGCGATGACGAAATTGAATTAGATGTATCGTCAGCTGAAGACTCACTAGGAGATAGTGCAATTAGCGTTTCTAGTATATCAGCAGTTGATGCATCCTCCGATGAGGTAAGTTTAAATGTTGAGCCTGGTGCACCAGTTGATATCAATATTTCATCTGATGGTTCGGTTAGCATTGACTCAGACGGGTTTGATATCGATATATCAGACTCGGGAGACGTTGGTGTTGATCATATCGATGATGTTGAGGAAGAGGATGAGTTAATCCTTAGCCAGGAAGCAGCTCGTGCACTTTCCAAGATTCTAAACACCCCAGGTGCTATGAGCAAGTCACAGATTGCAGAAGGCCTTTTATCAGTTTTAAAAAAGGCACGCACGTTAGATCGTAAATTAAATGAACACTATGTCGGCATTTTTAGTCGTCAAAGTAAGAAAAAGATTAGAAAATATTTTCAGAAATTAATAGGTGAGGCAATTAATTTGCGTAACCAGTTAATACTTAGTGAAAGAGATAGTAGAAATGACCCAATTGGTCGAAAAGCGTCAATGGTATTTAAGGAGATAGAAGAAATGGCAAGACGACGACACGGAGACCTTCTCGATAACCTTTTTGAAGCCTATGATGAAGGCGACAAGGTTTTAGACGAGATGGATGGTTTGGACGAGCTTGATGCCGTTCTAACCCTTGAGCCTGCTGATGAAGAAGAGGCTGAGGAGGCAGAGGCGCTTTTAGGCGACCTTGATATTGAACTTGAATTAGGCGGCGCCGAAGAAGGTGGCGACGAAGAAGTTGAGTTTGACGAAGAGGAAGTTGAAGAAGAAGGCGGCGAAGGCGGAGAAGAAGAAGAGTTTAGCTTTGACGAAGAAGAAGTCGAAGAAGAGGGTGGCGATGAGGTCGTTGAGATCGATGAGTCCATGCTTCGTAGAGAGCTCTTACGTCTTCGAGAGGCAACCGAAGGAAGTCCTGAGGCTGCTGACATGGCTGACTCATTCGGCGGTGGCGAGGTTGAGGACGAAATCTTTGTTGATGTAGACGAAGATGATCTTCTTAATGCGCTTGCTGACGAACTAGGTGATCCTAGCGTTGCAACCCCAACTGTTGAGTCTCGTCGTCGACGAGCTCGCAGAAGAGCCCGGCCAATTAGAGAATCACGTACACGTACACAGCGAACAAGAACAAGCTCAGGCGGTTCACGTAAGCTAAATGAGTATCGTCGTGCAGTACATGCTCTAAAGGGTCAACTAAATGAAATGAACCTTTTTAACGCTAAGCTTTTATATGTTAATAAGCTTATGCAAAATAGAAATCTGTCAACACGACAGCAAAAAGTCATAGTCGAGGCCCTAGATAATGCCAAGACACTACGTGAGGCAAAGCTTCTTTATAAGAGCCTAACCTCTTCGCTAAATAAGAAATCACGTCGCCTCAGTGAGGGACGTATTCGCAGGACGCTCGGATCTGCATCGAAATCAGCTCGTTCAGCCCAAAGGCTAAATGAGGGAGCTGGAAGCATGAATCGCTGGGCTGTTCTTGCAGGTATTAACACATCGAATTAATATAAAGGAAGAAAAAAGATGTCAAACTTTACCTTAGAACAGCTAACCGAGGGAATTAGACAGCGCCATCTTGGTGCTGCAAACGCTCGTTTGGTTGAAAAGTGGTCACGAACAGGACTTCTCCGTGGTATGAACGGTGTCCATCGTGAAAATATGTCAATGATGCTTGAAAATCAGGCAGCTCAGTTACTTCGCGAGGCCAATTCGGTTTCAACTGGTGGCTCAAGCCTGACTTCATCCGGTGATCTTCGTGGATTTACAAATATTGCATTTCCTATCGTTCGCCGAGTTTTTGGTGGCCTTGTTGCTAATGAGCTTGTCTCAATTCAGCCAATGAGCCTACCTTCTGGTCTCCTATTCTACTTGGATTATACGTACGGTTCCGCCGTTGGTGGTGATTCAAATGAGCAGACAGGTGATCCTGGGGCACAAAGTATTCAAACTTATAGCCCAGGCCAGTCAATTTATAATAACCCAGCAGGTAAGGGCGTACAGTCAGGCTCGCTAGGTGTTGGTGGACAGTATGATCTAGTTGGTTCTGGGTACAGCCGTGCTCAGGGACTATTATCTGGATCTTCTACTGTTGGACGTTTTAGGGGTCGTAACCTATTCTTAGGTGCAGGTGCATTTAACAGCGCCGGCGCTGCAGTATCAACACTTACGGCTGGTTCAACCTGTTTTGCAACAGGCACTGATGGAAAGCTACTCCAGTTTGATCCGCAGATTACAAATCTGATTGAACAAGGTGATGCACCAGGTAATCACGCAAATGCAGGTGGTAGCGCATTCCAGTTTGTTGTTTTATCACTTACTGGTTCTCAAATTGGAGACGTAAAGACGGGAGTTGCTGATGGTAGCTCTACTGGTAACTTTTCCCAAGCAGACTTTACACAGGTTAAGGAATGGGGAATTGGTTTTCCAACAAATTACCTTTCCGCCGGCAACAAAACCACCGAAGGTCTCAGCTACAACGCTATTGCAGCGATTCCTGAGTCAATTCAGGGTGGACGGGTTTTCAATATTCGTAGACTAAACCAGCTTGGTACTTTTGCAAATGGCCAGTTCACTTCCGATCCTCTAGTTA